CAGCGCGTTCCCGTTCGGGTATGTCGTCGGCTCCGCCGCCTGATACCACGCATGAGCACTCCCGGCTTTATGAATCCAGTCATTCGCTACCGCTCCCGAGGACTGCGAATCATTATAAGAGATATGCTCATTCTCAATTCTTGAACGAATATCTGTCTTGAGTTCCCGTATCCGATCGTCTCCCTGCGACGGCGATTGAGAATCCGCTGGACTCGCTTCGAATGACCCATTCCATGTTGACATTATTTAACCTCCAGACGACCGTAATCATTTGTCCGATCAAGAAGCATATCCCTCTGAGATTTAATTCTCCGCATGAGGTCAATCAAGCGGCGGTGCCTGGCATACGCCTCATCGTTCTCGTGGTCACGTTCCAGACCCCAACGAACCGCCCAGAGAATTAGTGCATAGTGATACTGTTCAGGCAGGTCTGGTTCATCTGTATCACTGGACATTCCAGTCGGTAGTCGGTAATATTCGACTTCATACCATTTGGTACTCCCCGGAGCCACATCAAAGATGATCTGGTTACCATACCTGTACCACTCCTGCGGATCGCCGGTATCCACCCGGCGGGAAATAAAGTTCTCCCCCCTGCTCGCGGTTTTAAGTTCCCTGCGATCATTGATATCGGAGATTTTTAATACTTCATTGATATTCCCGGTGGACCGATACCGGTCAGTTTCTGCCGGGGCTTGAATGTGGTCTCCTACCCAGTTATGACTCACTGGGAGAATGTAAAAAAAGCTATGATAGAGAGAAACACTGTCCCCACTTGATGGTGCGCTATCAAACGCCTGGGAAACCGTTGCCGTTCGTGTTGCGGTATCGTAATCTGTCACAAGACGTGAGATACCACCAACTTTCAGAATCCATCCATTGTACCTGTCGTCGTCGTCTCCGACCATCCCGGCAGGAAGGATTACTTCAGTCGTACTTGTCGCATTGTCGTCAAGTGTGTCTGTTTTCACATCCGCCTTGAAATAAAACTTGCTATACAGGCTATCAATTTTCGTAATCGTCCCGGTCTCCGGGTCCTTCCATGATGCTATCGCATCTTGTGCCTGGTTTAACACGAGATTCAGCCACGGTGAGCCTCCAAAGGAGGTATCTGTCGACGGATCAAGGTCTGTTGGCTCTCCGAGCTGCTTCCACACTTCGGTTCGCATATTCGCAAGGGTCATTTCTTCTTACCACCCGTCTTCCTGGACTTTTTCCGCTTAGAGTATGCGCCATTGCAGCGCTTCCACGCTTCATCCTTTGAGAGACCTTTATTGAGGTACCGTTTTACGCAGTCTTCAACCCATTTAGGCATGAAGTCCTCTTTTACCCGAAGGTATACTCAACCGTGCCCGCATCAAGTACGTCCGTCTCCAGACCATCAACCATTCGATCTCCAAATGGGTAATCAATCTGAAGGCCGAGGTCCGTACCCGCTTTGTACGAATGAAGAACTGTCCCGTCTCCATTCTTAATCGAGAGATCGTCACCCGCAGCCGCTGCTCCGGTCCACATAAGTTTTGTGATTAGCACTCGCCCGGTGGTAGTATCCCCGGCTGTACCGTGCAACGTTCCATTTGGCCGTCTTGTTTCTGCCATTTCAACTCCTTAACCACCCGTAGTGGTTTCATCATGAAGGATATCCCGGAGGTGCTTCGGGAGATACCAGCCGCCTTTGTACTCCACCAATTTCGACTCCGGGTATGACATGCCGTTTACCGCCTCCAAATGCCACGTCTCGAAGTTAAACTTCTTACCCGTGGTATATTGCGCTTCGTACATATCGATAGTTTTCTCAGTACCAGCATCCGTGGCCCATCGCGGCTCTGTGTAGGTTATAGTTCGCTTAATATGCTGCTCTGCCATAATACCCCTCTACGCCCCTACGATATCACATTTCTCTCATTTACGCAATAAAAAAGGCCCCCGAAGGGGCCTTTCTCTTATGTCGCGTCCTTGTCGATGTAAATCACAAGTACATGCGCACCTGTCGTTGCTGTCCCGCCGGTGTTGTTAATCGTATCCGCAGCGGTAATGCTAAACTGACTTAGTAAGTCAGTCCCGGTATCGGTCGCATCAGCAAAATTCAGGGCAATAACACCTTTGAGCACATCATCCGTGGAAATACCGGTAACTGTAAGGTCTCCGGCAGCCCCACCATCAACGACTGTAACCTTCAGGTTTAAGTCGCTAAAGTTTGTCATACCCATACGGCACCTCCTTTATGCTCCGGGGTTACCGTAGGCACCCTTGTAGTCGAGACAGAACGCAGCAAACCGCATCCATACCTTGAACAATGCGTTGTTGGTTGAGAAGTCGTCGGTAGAGCTCAGCGCAGCCTGGTCTTTCCACATAAAGGTAAACATGTGCTCCGGTGAGAGCAGGAACCATGCGGTAGAGCTGGTAAGATACCGGCTCACGTGTAGCATGTAGTCATTTACAATCCCATTCGTCGGACTCACCACGTTAAGATCATTATTCGCTGTACCGATAGCACCAACGTTCTTCATCAACTTCTGGGCCGCGTACTTCTGCTCAATAGGAACAAGAAGCTTATTCGGCTGAATATTCAGCGGGTTACCAGCTTCATCAACCAGACCATCGAAGTACTCAAATCCCGCCTGAAGGGTGGTCTCTGAGAGAGAACCAGCGGTAGCGGGTTCATTCGCGATGGTATCGCCAGACTTCAGCGTGGTGTGATCAACATCAAAGATGTACTGCCCGTCCGCTGATGTGTCTGAAGTAAAACCATTGTTAAGAACATCAAAGGCGACAATATCCGGTTTCTGTCCAGCAGACTTTGCAAGTTTCCTTGGCATCTGCTTCCAGTTTCCGGTAAGGTCGTCCTTGTACATCGGTGCGGTAATCTGAAACCCAAGACCGAAGATTCTGTAATACTTCGTTACCTTGTGACCGGCTTCGGGAAGGTCAAACTCAACCTGTCCACCTTCTGAAATTTCTCGCAGCTGACCGACCGGGGACAGCTCTGACCATGTGTAGTGATCGCCCGCAGGTGCACTCTGCACATGGAAAACCTTGGCAAACTCACTCGGAGCAAGGGCATACTCGTCAAAGAACTCTTTGTCTATGTCCTTATCGAGAGAATTGCCAAATATTTTGGTATTAGTAATCATTTCTCTCTACTCCTTAGAGTGCCACATCAGAATCGGCAAAATTGCTTCGAACGAATCGCACGATAACATCTGCATTCGCCCCAAGTACATTTACCCCATCATCATCGAGAGCGACAATCTGAACTACCTTTTCGGTATTCGCGTTCTCGTTTACTTCCATTACTCCGGTCCCACCTTCAATATCAACTTCAGACAACATAAGCGCCTGGGTCATAGTTCCACTACACTGAGCACGGAACTTATAAGCGGGTAGGGCGGGAATAACCAAAATGTCTTCGTGGTCACCAGCACCGGTTGTAACACTCTGCGTGGCTACTCCAAGAATTGAACCGCTATTGGACAGTGCGATATCCACATATCCACTGGCCAGAATAACAGCGTCTCCCTTGGTGATAGTCGTGCTTGAGGCGGTAAGTAATGGAAGCGTCACTGCTCCAACGCTGCCACCGTACATTGAACCGGCGAATTCAAAGCCACGAGGGTTATCTCTATTAGCCATTCGCTATTCTCCCTTACGTCCTGTTGTGGACGTAAAATGTAATTCACCATGCCTACCATCCCCGGCTGATTCATACGCTGTGGGACCAAGCGCTTCTTTTGCCGCCTGATCGAACGTTTCAACCTTCCTGCGGGACTTCTCTCCCGGTTCTCTCAGTATTGCGTCGCCCCTGTCTTTGGAGATTTCCATGAGAACAAGCTCATCATCTCCCATAGCCGACACCCGGTGAACAGATGTCGGAGAGCCGCTGAAAGAGCGTAGGTTAGCGCCCTTCGCAAACTGGTACCCATCATAACCCGCCTGTCGGAGTTCGTCTGGCCTCTTCCAACAGTACCTTTTATTGGGGTCTTTTCCGTAGACCGCAATTCTCGCGGTTGCCGACGCCAGCCTTGGGGAAACTTTAATCCCTGAAGGCATCGGATCGAAGTTGTCATACTTCTCACGCCAGCTTCCATACGCCAGATGGTAACGTTGCCTATCGTCTGCCTTCAACTGGCGAATCTGCGCTGTAGAAAGCTCAAGAAATTCACCAACTTCATCAGAAAACTCCAGAAAGTTACCTTCCTCTGATAGTTTTATTACATCTTCAGGGCTCGTGTCAAGGGTTACTTTTATTTTTTTCACCGCTTTTCCCTCTGCTGAGGTAACTTTCTTCCCTTTTACCGGTTTTCGCTGTTTTTCCCGGCGGTCGGCCTGGACCTCTGTCGCCCCTGTCGTATCTGTCGTACTCGCCGTACTCGCCGTACCTGTCGTTTCACCTTCAATTATATCCATATATTCGTCTGACATTAGTATATTCCTTTGTTTACCCGCTCGCGGATATCCGCTCTGCGGTTGAGTATCTCAATTCCTTTGGCTTCTTCGAGGCCATGAATCTTCATCCAGGTTGTTTCATGGACGTTCGGCTTGCGTACATTCGATCCCGGCTTCGGTTTAGGCGGAGAGGGTACTCCACCAGCTTCGCTATACCCTGGTTTAGTTGAAACAGCCGGATTCTGCCCCGTATTCTGGGATTTTTCGCTTTCGCCCATCGCGTCAATCTGCTGTTGGACTCTTTTGGTTACAATATCGTCAATATGACGGGCAACAACCCGATCGTGCGCCTGGATGTACGCATCAGGGTCGTACACCTGATCAGCCGGTGATAACTTGCCGAACTCCTTATCTATCTCAGATCGATATTGCTTGTAGGTATCCGCTCTCTGTGGGTCGCGCGCCAACTCCCGCTGCTCAAAAACGATTTGTTTTCGCACCAGCGCCTGTACTTCCGGGCCGAATTTCTTCATTACAAGGTCTGAGAAGTTCTTATACGGGTCATCATAGACAGTCTCGTTAAACTTCGACGCGTATTCCGCCTCGTTGAAGGGTTGCTGATTTCCCTGATCCTGCCGAGTCGGCCGTACGTCTTCCTCTTCATTCGCTTCTTTGCGCTGGAGGGACTGGGCAAGAGTCTCGAACCCCTGTCTCATGGCCGAGATTTCATCCGCGCGGGAGTTTGTCTCCGCGAGCTGGGATTCCAGCGCCTTCATACGAGCCATAATCTCTTCTTTTGACTCATTCGGGTACGGGTCTACCGGAAGCGAATCGTCAATAATCCCCAGAAAATCGGTAGTTTCCTCAGACTCACCGGGATTTTCCGGTTCCTCGAAGTCGAGATTTGCTCCACCAGGATCGTCCGCCTGGTATAGCGGCAAGATTCTCTCTAAAATATCCATTATCGCTCTCCTTTAGGAGGTTTGTTCTTCATCGACTGCCTCTCTGGCAATCGTTTCGACATTCGCTATGAATGCCTCTTTCAAGCGCAACGCGCCCTGTGCTCGAAGCAATGAGTGTAATTCATTTGATTTACGCAGGTCCCCCTCCGCTCCCGCTGTTACCGTTTCCAGGAGGTCCTTGAGAACCCCCCAGTCGGGGCTGATCACTAAGTCCTTGATAATTTTGACCTCCGCCTCCGACAGGTCCCACATTTCCTGTGTCCGTTTCCACATTATTCGCTCCTTGTGACCTTGTATTTTGCATTTGCTGCCTCTTCACCGCGTCGATATTCTCCAGCATCATTTCGATGTTTCGCACAAATGGAAGGAAGTCCCCTGTATCCGCCTCCCCGAAGGACTTGAATATCTGATCCATGAGTTTTGTCGAACCTACAAAGAACTTCGCGGCAACCTCCTGTATTTCCGGTGGTACCTGTGCCTGCGGGCTGTATACCATCGGCAGGAGCTGGAGAATTTTCTCTCCGTACATGGTGTAGAGCTGGGTGAGCGTTAGCATATTCTGCTTCTTTGCTTCTTCGGTATTTTCAGCATCAGTAGTGTGCACCTGGAAGGTAAACTTACTCGGGATGTCCTCAACATTCATCTCGAAGATCGGCTGTATCGCCTGCTGATCTTCGGTTGAAAGCAACGGCAGCAGCGATTCTCGCGAACGATCTCCATTGCGAATCATCTGAAACGCGATAACCCTCGCGACTTCACTATACCCCGCCTGGACGCTTTCCTGTATAGCGTTAAACATCTTCGATCCCTGCTGCGCGAGAAACATCGTTCCTGATGCTGTCTGCCGGGTGCCCTGAGACTTCGACGCGAATCCCATCATCGCATCTGATGCGCCTGTTGCACGGTCCGCGTATTCCTTCGCGAGAAGTTCCGCCTGTACGGTGGTATATCCGATATCCGGGAACTTGATTGGTATGAAGTCCTCTCTCGGATTTTCTACCTGAATATTCGACAGGGGTCGGAAACGATATCCGGGTCCAATACCAGAGCCCCGCCTTGTGATGTACATCTGTAACGAACCTAAATGGGTACCATCCACCCGCATGTTATGCAAGGACTCTATCTCATCCTGCATGTGCTGGGACATCCACCCGGTTCCGATCGCGTACAGCTCATGCGGCCTGTCCAGATAAGGGATACGTACCCACGGGCGTATTCCCAGATCATTGTATTCCGCTCTCAAGAATGTCTCCGTCACCGGGTCGATCCAGATGATAATGTCCTCTGGAATGCCATCACCATCAATGTCGTCGTAGAGGTACAATTCAGCAATCTGGTACAGCTTCATGTCTCTGGCTTCATCCGGTGTAATTCCCATCCGATCTAACTGGTCCCTCTTCGCTTGATCGAGTTCTTTGATTGAACCGCCCTTGATTACTTCATCTACATTCTGGTAAATTCCATTCGCCCCACGCTGGAGCAATTCGTGCTCGAATAAGTAGATACGCTGGCCAATCATTGGCGCACGCTGGATATCCTGATAAAACGGACGGCAGATGAAATCTTCCAGACGGACAGGAATGACCCCCGGCGAGTCCTTTCGAATCTTATTCACCTGTTCGGTAGCACCACCAGCTCCCCTACGCTTGAAGGTCCACCGGTCAATAATCCATGGCACCTTCACGAATTGCGTTCCGAGTGTCGCAAGTTCGTAGAGGATGGTATTATTCACATTGCGCATGTTCAAGTGGTCGGGGGACTCAACCATAATATCCAACAGGTTCTGGAGCGCTTTCGCTGTCCTCTGGTCTTCATCACGATGAGAAAGGGCGTGGTAAAAGGGCTTCTTCGCTCCGAGGGTGTTCTTTAACAGGGCGTATATGCCATTGCCGTTCATCATTGCCAGCGGAGGGCTAACATTCGAAGCGCCCGGCCACGGGTATGACTTCTCCTTCTCTTTCGGTTGCGCCTCCCGCTGCCGCCTCCATGTCTCCCACTTCTCCTCCATCTCTTTGCGCTCTTCCCCGGAGGTGATCTTATCAAATTCATCCACCGCGTAGCGCATGATGCGCTTCCCGTCCTCCTCAGACTGGATTACATCCCCCGACGCCTGGAGTTCCTCAATATCCGGGAATGTTTGATACGCCGGTGTACTCCCGGTTTCACTGGTGTTTATATCTGACATTAGTTCTCCTTCGCGTGTATCTCACCGGTAGCGTCTCCTGCGGTGTACCAGTAAGTAGTCTCACTCCTGTCGTACGTCACCTTCGGATAATCCCACGGGTACTCCCACCTCTGCGGGTATGTAACAATCTTTATCGGCTTCTCGAACATTTCCGAAAGAATCTTATAAAGCTCCTGTGCCTCTCTATGGCTTAGTGTTATTGTTTTCTCTCCAACAGTCAATGTGATTGAAATTTCCATTACCTTAACTCCTTAATATCCAGCTATACTCGTTATTTTGTATGTTGTCAAGAGGTCCTGCTGGTTTGCACGCTCCACTTCCTCCGGGCTATCCGGCCGGATGGAATTCGCCACAGCATTCGAGAGCATATCGAGAATGTCCTTCTTGAATGATTGTGGGAACGCTTTCTGCTCTTCCTCTATCAGGGGAAGATACGGCTCTGCTACGTACATCCTCCCTCCCTCGAACTCCTTATGCAGGTTTGAGCGAATCCGCGCGTCTTTGTTACCCACCGCCGGGAAATCGCGTAGATTGATCCAGATACCCCTCTTACGCTCTTCCTCCCGGAACATGGGCACCAGAAGCTTAAAGCCCGCATTCGCCTCAAGGTACGTCGCTCTGAGGTAGTTTTTGTATTTCTGCGCAAATTCGAATACCCAGTCCCGGACATTCGTGATACTTGTTACCTCCGCTCGCGTCTCAATCAGGAACTTCAGTCCGGTATGATGCGTCGCGAGTACCCCCACCGCCGATCGTGAGGTTCGCGCTGAGAGGGAACTCTCAGTCGCTGCCGGGTCGATTGAGATTATGAGATCAAAGTCCACCAGCGGCTCCCGCTGTATCTCCTGCGCCATACCCTCCGGGTAGTAGAGGATAAACCACATATCATCCCTTGAGTTGTAATCCAACCAGCACTTCTTGAGCTGGAAGCTGGAGAACTCAGCGAGCCCCGCCTGCTGCGGGTCGTTCAGGTACTGGGTCACGAATGTCCACCAGTCGTCTTCGGCCATCTCCTGGTACGCCTCAATGGAGAAGTTCTCCGGGAAGATTACCTGTCCGTCTTCAATGCCCTTGCGGTAGTAAACTCTCCATCGACCCTTCGGGTTTGGTGTCCATCCGGGTAACGCCCTCCCGTCGATTCGGTACGCCCGGCGGATAATGTCGTCGTACACATCGTCGATAGCGTACCGCGTACCAACCAGGATTACCCGAGACTTCTTCATCGAGACCAGAAGGGTCTTCTCTGACGCCCAGAACCAGTTCTTCGCCTGGGTCATGGTTGTACCGGTCTGGTGCAGCGCATTCAGGTCCCCAAAGCCAACAATGTCATCTATAATGTGGAGATCGTAGTGGTGCCCTTCTGAAGCACCCCCGGTACCACCCGCCTCGACTGTCCCCTCACGCATGGTTCTCGAACGGTTGGGCATTACAATTTCAGTATCGTTCCAGCGAGGGGTCGATCGATTTGGACAATATTCCGGATACAGCCATCGTACGAAGTCATTAGAGTCGAATATGGACTTGACAGTGTGCATGAACCCCGCCGCCTTCGGCTGGGTCGCATTCGTAATACGGATACGAATATCCGGACTCCGGAGGATTTCCCACGCGGAGCCACCTTCGGTAACCACCGTTGACTTGTAGTGCCCACGCGGGATGAACATTGCCCCACGGCATCCATCTTCCAGGAGAGTCTGGCGATAGTTGCACATATCGAGGTGGAGGTCGTAGTTCAACAGGTCAAAGGCGTTAGAATATCCGGCTACGAACTTCAGGAAAAACCAGAGGGAGACGTAACCCGCCTGCCGGA